TTCACCTGAAGTTCCTGAAGTACCATCAGCACCTGATGTTCCACTAGTGCCATCTATTCCTGATGTACCTGAAGTGCCTGATTCGCCTGAGGTACCTGATGTGCCATTAGCACCTGAAGTACCTGAAGTACCGCTTTCACCTGAGGTTCCTGATGTGCCATTAACACCACTTGTACCTGAAGTTCCATCTATACCTGAAGTACCTGAGGTACCTGATTCACCTGATGTGCCTGAGGTTCCTGATTCGCCTGAAGTACCTGATGTACCCGATTCACCGCTTGTACCTGATGAACCTGATGTACCTGAGCCTGATGTACCTGAAGTTCCCGAAGTACCCGATTCACCACTTGTACCTGATGAGCCTGATGTACCGCTTTCGCCTGAAGTACCTGATGTACCATTTTCACCTGATGTACCAGATGAACCTGAAGTACCACTACCAGCTCCACCTGTTATTTCTACTGTAGCAATTCCATTTGAGATGGTTACACCTTCTACCCCTGAACCACTAAAGTTAAATTCTGTTGCTAAACCAACTCCAGCATCACTTGCTGATACTGGGATTCTTGAGTCTATATTTACTAATATTCCATCAGAACCTGAAGTAGTTACTTCAACGCCTGATCCTGAGAAATTTATATTTTGTGTTTTATTATCTAATAATGAACCTGTATAATAAGTACTTAAAGTATCATTATCATTTTCTAGCATTAATAAGAAAGGAGGGGTACCTGAAACTCCCCATAAACCTGCACCATTAACACTTTCTATCCAACTACCTTGAAGTAAAATATCACCACCATCTGTTCTTTCTAAAGTTAAATATTCTTCTAAAGCAGGAGCACTAAATGTCCCTGTTGGTAAACCTGTACCTGAGCCATTACCTACTGCTGCTCCACCAAATGGGTCATTTGTAGTATTAGATATAATTAAAGTACCAGCTCCTGTACCTGTAATTGTTAATGTATTAGTACCAGAGGTAGCTGTTACATCTGCACCAGCACTTGTTGCGGCCGTGTTTATGTCAGATGCTATTTGTGTTGCTGTTGCTACAGGATATCCTGAATAGGTTGAATCTGCAGTTTGTGGGTTTACACTAAATGTAGTTCCATTAGGTGAAGTAATAGAGAAGGTTGCTGGGGCTGAAGGGTAAGAACCTGTTCCCCCTGTATTACCATCTAATACTATAATTAAATCAGGGGAGTAAGCTAAAGTACCTGCAGCTCCTCCTGATCCTGCTGCTCCTAATGTAGTAGCAGAAGCAAATCCACCTCCTTGTTGATTTACAGAAGCTGATACATAAGCTGAAGAAAATGAGTTATTGATTTCACTTACTATTTGAGCTAATGTTAATGTACTACCTCCTGCATCTTGTGGAATTACATCAACTCCATTAATTTCTAAATTGTATTGAGTTTCATCTAAACTAGGTCCATCTACACTACCTGTTACTGAAGATCCTACTGGTAAGGATAATTGGAAAAACTTAGCGTCACCAAATTCACTACTTGTAACATACGCTCCATCACTTCCACTTGAGTACCAAGTTGAACCTATAATACCATCAGTTAATAGTTCTGGTGAGGTAAAATTAGTAATAATTTTGTTGTAAGGACGAACATTAATATTATTACCACCATATATATCAGAAACTACCCCAATAACAGTATCATCTTCTTCTGCTGGGAGTAATCTATAAGGAGAAACTTGGGATCCTAATACTGAACCTGTAATGGTTACTAGATCACCTATATCTACACTACCAGTGTTATCAGGGTAAAATGTAAATCTTTCAAAAGGTTCATAAACATTAAAGTAAGTTTGGATTGCATTTACTGCAGTAGTATTACTAAAATCATTTAAAGTATTAATAGCAAATACTGGTTGATCGTTGTCACTAAGTTCAAATATAACAACTCCAGTACCGTCTGAGATACTATTAACTCTATCACTTCTAGTTTTAGCAATAACCATTCCAGTATCTTCAATAGAACATGAGATATAAGAAGTTGCTTTTTCTGAAATTTCAGTAATTTGGTAAATACGAGCACCATCTGCACTCGATACCCAATCACCTACTTTAATATCTAAACCATTATATTGACCTCCTACGTTTAGTCCAAGAGAGTCTCTTACATCACTATCACCAACAGTTTGAGTTGATATTGATGATATTACTATATCATAAGAGATAAATTTATCAGCACCATTAGGACCTAAACCTGTTTGGTCATTAATGCCGTATTTGTCTTTTCCTACTGCGTTACCTTGTATACTTCCCGCAAGTGTTAATGCGGGTTGTTCTGGGTTATATTGCGCCATTTATTAAAATATTACTTTATATATAAGTTAAGTAATAGTTGTTTTTCATTTTCCAAACAGACTAATCATTAATAAATATTAAAAAAAGCCCCTCAAATGAGGGGCTCTTAAAAATGTGTTAATTATTTTTTATGCAAAAGTAAATACCATATAAACATGAATAAAAACTGGAGGGAGATTTTTCTTAGCACCACCATAATTAGCGGGAGTTAGATCAAATTTTAAGTTATCTGAACTAAATGAACTAAAGAATGTATTAGTTGCTTGGTTAGAAGAGATTGTTGAACTTAATGCACTTGAAATTTCATATCCATTGCTACCTAACCCAAATGTTGAAACTGCATATTTATCAGTATTTGCATTATAAAAATATCCGGTTACAGATAACGGTGGTTGGCTTTCTGAGCCAAATTGGAATGTTACATCATTTACAGCATTTAAAGCTACTGTTACTGTATTACTAGAGTAAGGTGATGTTGTAATTTGACTTGAAGTATCAGGGTCACTATTAGTATCATAATTAATTCTAATAGCATAAGCAGTAGCACCACCACCACCACCACCTCCAGATTGGTCTACCCATTCTGTATTGTAGTCTGTACTGTTAATTTTAGCTAATACTTGACCTGATGTACCACCTGTAGGAATACCTTGACCTGAAGTTCCTGATGTACCTGCTTCACCTGAAGTTCCTGATGTACCTGCTTCACCTGAAGTTCCTGATGTACCTGCAACACCCGATGTACCTGAAGTACCTGCGACACCTGATGTACCTGATGTTCCTGCAACTCCTGAAGTTCCAGATGTTCCTGATCCTGATGTACCTGAAGTACCAAATCCTGATGTACCTGAAGTACCGAATCCTGATGTACCTGAAGTACCGTTTGAACCTGAAGTTCCTGATGTTCCTGCTACACCACTAGTTCCTGAAGTACCTGCGACACCTGAAGTTCCAGATGTTCCATCTATACCTGAAGTTCCAGATGTTCCTGATCCTGATGTACCTGAAGTACCAAACCCTGATGTACCTGAAGTACCAAATCCTGATGTACCTGATGTTCCTGCGACACCTGAGGTTCCTGAAGTACCTGCGACACCTGAGGTTCCTGAAGTACCATTTTCACCTGATGTACCTGAGGTACCGCTTTCGCCTGATGTACCTGAAGTACCGCTTTCGCCTGATGTACCTGAAGTACCAAATCCTGATGTACCTGAAGTACCATTTGAACCTGAAGTTCCTGATGTACCTGCAACACCCGATGTACCTGAAGTACCTGCGACACCTGATGTACCTGATGTTCCTGCAACTCCTGATGTACCTGAAGTACCTGCGACACCTGAAGTACCTGCTGGGCCTTGTGCTCCTGAAGTACCTGAAGTTCCTGAAGTTCCTGCGACACCTGATGTACCTGCTGGACCTTGTGCTCCTGAAGTACCTGAAGTACCGGATGAACCGGAACCACCACCACCACCTGTGTCTACAGGTGAGATAGATCCATCTGAAAATTTATAATAAAGTTTTCCTGAGTCAGCACTGTTGGAGAAAATAGCTACAACTCCTGTTTGAGGAGATTCTATTCCTGATGTGCCAGTATTTGAAATATTAATTTGAGCCACTTGTACGTACGTTTATGTATAAATATTATATTTTTTTGTTAGGTTGTGAAAACATCACCTATTTCTAGGATACCATTTACATTAATTGTTCCCTCATTAACAAATTTACTTTCCATTCTTAATAAACCATGTGAATACACAGTTTCACTTCCAAAGGTAACACCAATACCACTAGTAATATTAATAATACCTTGGTTAAATACTTCAAAGGCATATGAGTTTTGGTTAGTAGGGACAGTTTTTGTTTCTCCAGGGAATACTACCCTAGGGAATGTTGAACCAACTAATTGATTAGAGGCAGCATAAGAAGTTACTGCTACATTATCTAAAAATCTTACGTTACTCATCTGTGTTTATTCTTTTTCTTGTATTAACATTTTCTGCTAATCTATCTCTTGGAGCTCCAGAACCTCCTACGGGTGGGGCAACTTGAGGATTAGGTTCAAATACCTCTGGGTTAGAAGTAGTCTCCATTGAGAAAATTATTTTCGATTTTGAATTAAATTTCTTAACTGAAGCTAAGTCTTTTTGGATTATATCCGGTATTATATACCCATACATATTGATAGTAAAATTACTCCTAACAACTCTTTCTTGACCATCTGTAAGTTGGTTAGCATTAGTAAAACCATCAATCATTGCTTTAAATTTAAAGCGTTCTGGGTCACCCCAGTATGAATCAGAAGCATAGTTAATTGCCTCAACTATTTTATTTAGTTGATCCATGTAATAAGTTTGTATAATAACGCTATATTGTAAATTAACGTAATCTGGGACTACATTTGCGATAAATTGTTTAGTTTGGACTCTATTATTTAATACATTAAAATTAGAGTAAAAGTTTTTGTCGCTATAGGTTTTTTGCCAACTAGTATATAAATTAGGCATATTAGCATCTAATTTATTAGCTATACTTCTATTTTTAGTAATTGAATCTCTTTTAACAGCGATAATGGGCATCATCATAGCACCATTTTTATCTCTATAGTACCCATCTTTTTGGTATGATTTCCACCTTTCAGGATTACCATAAATCACAGGTACTGCTATACGTTCATCATTTTGATAAACAAAAGGTTTAATTACATTGTTGAAATAATAAAATATAGATTCATCTATATCTTCTAAACCTACTGAAAATTGTTTATAGCTATCCCCCTTACGAGACATTTGTTCGGAGCGATTAAAAGGGATACCAGCCTGGTTAATATCAGGATCAACTGAGTATTTATTAGGACCATTAGGGTTACCCATAGTAGAATCAAATGGGGTAACTAAACCTTCACTTATTTCTCTTTGTGATTTTGGTACGGGTTTTCTATTATTCTTAGCCATTAAAATCTTTCTTTAAATGGAGATAATGCTAATTTATCTGCTGGTACATAATGAGTATTAACAATAATTGAAATACTAGAGCCAAAATCAGCTAAATCAGTTTCATTTAAAGCATTATTACCGTTTGAATCTAATTCTGGGTATGCTGGGTTTTTACCTACAAAATATTGGTTAGCATTTGTAGTATCTACTTCGTAATATCCTTGGTTGTATAATATAACATCTCCTACTTCAGGAACTAAATTAGCTCCATATACACTATTAAACTGCCAATCTTTATTAAAGTCTTTATTACGATCTAATAAATCATCTCTAAAGAATTTGAATGTAATACCCCATGTAAAATTAACACCTAATTCACTTTCTGGGTATTGTTGGTCGCTTCTTTCAATTAAACAATTTAATTGGACTGGTGGGTGATAATATTTTCCTTTAGAGGCTTCACCATATATATTTACTTTAGTTTCACCTAAATCATATTTGTAGTAAACACATTGTTGGGAAATAATGTTACCCATTAATTCCCTATTTATGTTTCTAAAGAAACTTATATCTCTTGCTTCTCCGTATAATGCCATTATCCTACGTAAATTACCATTGGTACTTTATCTAATTCACTCATACGAGCTGTAGATTCGGCTGAACGTCTTTCTAATAGTGATTGACGAGAAGTTTGATCAAAATAGTCTCTTAATTTAGTTACTAATGCTTCTTTTTCTGCATTAGCAGAAGCAATTAAATCTGATTGATTTAAGCTTACTTCAGCACCTGGAATAGGGACTGTTTGGTATTTACCTCTGACATACCCTAACATTTCTTTAGTTAGAGCTAATGTATATTCAAATATCCAACTTCTACCTACTGAATTAATAGTATTATAAATAGGATTATTATATGGGTATTGAGATATATTATTTACTTGGTCTGAACCTGATGTTAAACTGTCGTCTAACCTTTCGATTTTATTAACATATTCGAAGTAAAGACACTTTGAATAAGCATCATCCTCACTTGGTATAGGGAATATTCTAAGTTTATTATTTACTAACTCAAATGAATAGTTTGAGAACAATACATCTCTATACATTTCTACCTGTTGGATAGCTTGCATATCGAAACTTAAAGGCATCATTAAAAAGCTATTAGCCCCATATGCTGTATAACCTGCTGTATCACCAAACATAGCAATAGCAGTACCATTATACCCCATGTCACCTAAGAACATAAATGATGCTGGTAATGGTTGGTAAAATATTCGTTTAATTTCTATTTGGGCTTCACCATTACTACCTGTTACATCATTTGCTATAGCCCAAGCTTCTAAATCGTAGTCTTGAACTGATGCTGTTAATGGGATTACACCTTTATGATAATCTACATTACCACCTACACCTGCCTGTTCACCATATTGTTGAGATAATCTAACAATAGAGCTAAAGTTAGGAGTTACTAATGTATTTGAAAAATCTGCTCCAGCTGAGTATGAGAATCCTTCAGCTCCTTCTAATGATAAATAATCTTCACGTTGTTTGTAAGCATATAACTCATTTCCATATACAGTTACTGCTTGTTCAAACGCTGCCCAAAATTGAATGTCTTGTAATTCAACATTCTCAATAGGCCATCCTAATCTACGAGCACAAAAATTTGTTACCTTATCAGCATCTTCTTTAAATTGAGCATCACTATCATAAAATCCAAATGGGGTAGGTGAACTACCTGTAGATGGAGTATTATAATAAGAAGCCGATGCAGCGGTAAAATCTGATGAACCACTATATATTAGGATGTTAGCCATTTCTTGTTTTGGTTATAAATATTGAAAAAGAGGTAATTATTTACGTCTACCACTAGAACCTGATGTTCCTAGTTTTATTCCTTTTTCTTCAGCTTCATTATATAAACCAATTAAATCTTCTACAATTGAATCCCTATGGTTAGTTGTTAATGTAATAGCACATAGGTTTTTTATTTTACGTGCTGCTGAGTATAGGAATCTAAAACCAGATTCAGATTTTTTCTTTAAATCCGTTTGATGTGAATCACCACATATCATCATTTTACTACGTAAACCTAAACGTGTTACAATCATTTCCATTTGTTCGTGTGTAACGTTTTGAGCCTCGTCTACAATTACACATGAATCTAAAAATGTTCTACCACGCATAAACGATACAGGAACGATTTCTATTTTACCTTCTTCGATAAGTTTTTCAATTTTAACCTTATCATAAAGTGCAAACATATTTTGATAAATAGGTTGCACCCATGGGTCCATTTTTTCGCGGAGATCACCCGGTAAAAACCCGATTTCTTCCTTACTCACCGTAGGTCGTGTTATAATAATTTTTTCGATTTCTCTCATGAATAATTTCTCGAGAGCGATTTGACAAGCTAATAACGTTTTACCTGAACCTGCTGAACCCCCTAGTAATGTAACTGTGTTTTCTAGGACTTTTGCTTTGGCTTCTTTTTGTTCCTCGTTTAACGTAATTTTAAACTTGATTGGATTTTTAGGCTTTCGTTTTTGTTTGAAAACCTCATCATTATGATGATTGGCTGCCATAAAAGGATAACATTTAATTGTTTATTATACATATGAAAAAAAGAGCCCCACTTACGTGGGGCTCAATCATTTCTATGGTCTTACTCTATTATAGAGAGTTCAATCCGTTTACGTAGATCTTACCGTAGAATTCTGGTCTTAACATTTTCTTCGCGTAGCGAGTCAATAGACCTTTTCTTGGTACGAATGTATCTGGATCGTATACCAAAGGAGTCATGATTAATGGAATGTATGGAGCGAATACCGCACCAGCTTCCAAGAACTGAGTACCTCTGTAACCTAACAAGATAGTGTTTTCTGTCATGTATGGGTTTTTGTATACTTTGTAACGACCGTTCAATTGACCAGCTTTCTGGATACCGAACGCGTACTCCATTTTTTCAGCATCTGAGTTATCAGCTGCGAATCCAGGAATACTTTCCAAGATAGTAGATACAGTTGGAGAAACTACCATGAAATTAGCACCACCTCTTAAGGTTAATCTGTGAATTTCGTTTGATAATTTGTTTACTTTAGTACCTAAAGTTTGGAACCACTGACCTTGAGTGTTGTAGAAACCACCGTTACCAGCACCTTTCTGAGTGAAGTCATCACCAGAAACGTAGAACTCGTTACCGTTAGCTGACCAGTACTCAGTACCAGCTGCAGCATCTTGGATCAACATAGCTAAGATTTCAGAATCGATTTCCAAAGAAATGTACTCAGAAAGGATGTTTGTTACCTCAGCTTCAGCATCTAATGCTTGGTAAGCATTTAAATCCTGAGCGAATTCTGGAGTCCATACAGCTTTCAATTTTCTTGTTTTAGCAACAAGAGCCATTGAACGCATTTGGATGTTGATTTCTGGGATAGCAGCTGTGTTTTGGAAATCACCTAATGTGTTATCCTGTGGTACAACTGAGTATAATAAATCAGCAGCAACCTCTGCGTTACCAGCAGATTGAGAAACGAACAAGTACAAGTTAGTAGCATCAGCATAGTTGAATGCGTTTAACTGAGAAGCAACTTCTGCGTTAGAAGCAGCGAAACCTCTTACAGCATCAACATCAGCAGCACCGTTACCAGCAGCTACAACAGCAGCACGAGTAATAGTTACTTTACCAACTTCACCAGCAGCAACAGAAGCAGATAGGTTTGAATCGAAACCTACATCTTTCCAAGATGCTGAAGTGTAAGCAGCAGTTAAAGCTTCAGAGTGTGAGTTCAATGAGAAACCGAATCTACCTGGACCGTATAAACCGTTACCAGCAGCACCGTTAGTTTCGAATGGGTACTCACCTGAGTTTTTAGTACCGTAAACTGAGTCACCTTCTGTGAAAGCTAAAGGATCAGAACCAGTTTCGTCGTTCTTAGTTGAACCGTACTGGAAGTCTAAGTAAAATACTAGACCTGAAGGTAGGTTCATTGGCTGTACAGAAACGAATTCTTGAGCAGCGATTTGACCAAATACCTTTCTTACCAATGGTAAAGCGATACCAGCCCATTGAGCACCAGCACCTGCTTGAGCAGAAAAGCTGTTACCAACAGCACCTGGAGTAGGTAAACCACCATCTTGAGAGATCTCAGTTACTAATTGTTTTGCTTGATTTTCTAGGATCATTGACATGCTGTTTTTATGGTTCTCGTTACCAAGACCTTCTAACAAACCTGTTTTATCCCACTTGTTGGCTAATTTAGCCGCGTCAGACTGTAAGTTTTTCCAACTTCCAGCAGACTCATTCAAAAGAGAATTTAATTGTGACATTTGTCTAAAATTTAAATATTAATTATTATTTTAAACCTGCAAGTTTTTGCCATCTAGCTACCTGTGGATCAATTTCCATGATAGGAGCTTTTTTAGCAACACCAGCTGGTTTAGAAGCTGAACCTAATGATTCTTTAATTTGAGTTGTTGGTCTTGCAACCATACCCTCATTTAAAGTTTCAAAAATAAGTTTTACTTCTTTTACATTTGATGCTTTATCAAATGCTTCTAGAACCTTCACTTTCTGAGCTTCTTTTAAGTTTTTAGCTCTGAAAATTTTATTTGTGTAAAGCAATTTAGCGTTCAAAAGATTAGTTTCGTGAAGGTCAGATCTCAATTCCTCGATTTCTTTTTTCATTTCATCCATATCTTCTTTTTCGTCTTTCATACCGTCGAGGTAACCCTCTTCTTCGGCATCAGTACGAGCATCTTCACCTAAGGATGATGTTTTACCTGCTCCTGATTTAGCCATACCACCAGTTGCACCTGCACCTGCTAGTCCTAATAAATCTTTCATAGATACTTTTTCACCATCTACAGTTACGATTTTTGAAAGAAGTTCTTTATCGTTATAAGCTTTTTTCAATTTATCCATGATGCCTTCATCCATATCATCTTTGCCGTAGCCTTCATCCATGTCATCTTTTGCTTCATCGATTTCTTCTTTTGCTTCGTTAACTTCAACGTCTACTTCTGTGTCATCTTCTACATCGATTTCTTCATCGTCTTCAACTTCTTCGTCTTCAACTTCGAATTCATCACCAGCTTCTAATTCACCAGCAGTAACCATATCAGCGATTACGTCTTCGATAAATGATTTTAGATCATCTTCTGATAAGTCGTCAAGATCAATTTCTTCATCTTCGTCTTTATCTTCCATGTCTTCTTTTTCATCTTCCATACCGTCCTTGTAGCCTTCTTCCTCAGCGTCAGTTCTTGCATCTTCAGATAAATCACCTTCGAGTTCAGCTAAGATTTCGTCTAGATCCATCTCTTCGTCTACTTCAGCTTCAGCTAAGTCTTTACCGTACTTCATTTTTTCTGTACGTTTAGTTTCTTTGTCTTCACCTCCGTCTTTACGATCAGATTTTTCATCGAGTTCTTCTTTAGCCTCGTTCATTTCAACATCGCTTTCTTCCAATTCTTCCTTTTCCATTTCTTCAAGTTTAGCTGAAAGCATAGACTTGAGTCTTGGTTCGAAAGCTTCTTCTAGAGCGACTTTTGCATTAGCAATAGCAGTTTCTTTAAGTGCTTTTGCGTCAGCGATTGCTTCTTTAAGCAGATCTCTGTTTGCCATAATTACCTCAAAATTTAGTTTGTGGAGTACGCCTATTAGGAGACGTAATAAGAATTATTTAAATAGTGAATACTATATAGATCATAGTATATTGCTCACGTTACAGCTATACATATATAAAGAGACATAAAAAACGCCCCCCTTTCGGAGAGCGTTCTTTGGTAGCGCCTCAATACAGAGGTATTAGTCTAAATAACAAGTACAAGTATTAGCACATAAAATTTCATTTACAATACTATTAACACCTTGATATTTATTTATTTGAGCTAATTTACCTTCGGTAACAATTTCCATATATGAACCTGGGTTAGATGGAGTTGAAACAAAATCCCAACATAGTAATTCGAAGTCATCTTGTACCTCTAATACACCACCCCTATCTTCTAATGAACCCATTCCACGTGAAGATACACCTACAGTAATATTATTTTCGATTAATGCTTTTAAGATATTACCTGATGGGGTAGGTAGAATTTCAATTTTACCTAATACTTTATCTCCATCCCACCACATTTCAGTAATATTATGGGATACATTTTTTAAGTTAATAACAGAGGATTCTGGGTGGTCTAACTCACCTAATGCTCTGTTTTGTTTAACTGATTCCATGTATTTATCGATCTCACGTTCCCATAATTCCTTTGGGTAGTAACGACCATTACCATTTTTTACTTCAGCAGTAGCTAGGATACCCTCAACCATAGGGTTACCTCTATTCGAGAGTTTCCCTTCAGTTAACATTAAACCTCGTGGTTTAAAGAGTTGAGTTTCTACTAGTACTTTTTTCATCTTAGTCTTCGTACTCTTCAGTTACTTCATCTACCATCTCTGGTTTAGAGTAAGCTTTACCACACATTTTTTCGTACAACTTTTCCATTTTAGCCTTTCTTTTTTCAAGGTCTTTAACTTCACGTTGCATTTCTTTCATTTTAGCTTTATCAACTAGTTCAGATAGATTATCATCTTCTGTTACCATTGAAATTCTATGGTTTTTAGTTTCAATTGCTTCATCTAAAGCCTCAATTTGAGCCTCTAATGTAGTAATTTTACCTGCTTTTTCGATTTCAGCTAATTTAGAATCTACTGTTTCTTTTTTAACTTTTTTCTTTTTAGCTTTAGCTTTTTCGTCTGCTTTTTCATCACGCATTCCATCTAAATAGCCTTCTTCTTCGGCATCTGTACGGGCGTCTTCTTGAACTGGAGCTGGGATATTCATAGGCTGAACATCAACATAACCACTAAGAGTTTCTTTTAATAAATCTTTTAAATTTGCCATTACATCTTCTTTAAGTTTTACTTCTTCCATACCAGATGAAGCATATTTACCTTTTAATTCTTTATCCGATACAGCTAAACCAGGAGCATCTTCTGTATAACCAATGCCTTTGATACCAAACTGAGCATTTGTAGCATAATATGTTCTATCTTTAGTCATATTTTTAGCTACAATTTCTTTTAACTCATCTACAGTCTTACCAGCATTTTTAGGATCTTTCATTTCTGTATAATACCCTTGTAAAAAAGCTTCACCATATAAATTATCAATGAGTTTTGGGTCCTTATAATCGTAACCCTGGGTTTCCATATCAACTACTTCTTTAGTAGGTTCCTTTTCTACTGCTTTAGCCTCTTCAGCTAAAAACTTTTCCCAATTAGCAAATGGGTTAGATGTATTCTGAGTTACCACACCACCAACACCTTCAGATAGGATTGATTTTTGTTTCAATACCTTTACTGCTGTAGGGAAATTTGTTAGGTTATTAAATAAGTTAGGAAACTGTCTTAATGCAGTTTTCATAAACACATCCTTGTGTCCTTTTCCTTCTTTAATAAGGTTGTACTGTTCTTGAAGTGTTTTCATTATTGCTGTTTTAATAATTTGTCAATGTCTTTTAAATAATCTAAAATCAAATCAGTAGCGTATACAACACTATATGATTCTGGTTTGTCCTGATAGTAAGCTATTGTTTCATCTTTAGCTTTATCTATTAAAGGGTATAAACTATTTAAACGTGCTTCAATGTCTTGAAAAGCAGCAATACGTTTTTCTTGGTATGCTGCTCGATTTTCATCGCGTTCTTTTAAATTTAATTTATACTTATACATATTATTTCTTCCCCCATAAATATTTAACTTCTACACCTGGTGTAGAATGTGGTTTAGGAACTAATTTGTAGCCAAACTTTTTAGTATACATACCTCCATCGGCATATTTACCTTTTTTATTTTTACTAAAAGCATTTGGGGTAGCATATTGGGCACCAGCACCTGCTTGAGATGAAAAACTGTTGCCTCCACCTGTAGTACTGGTTTCATCTAAACCTTTAATGCGAGCATATTCTTCAGATTTATTATTACGTAAATAAGTTCTTAACTCATTTCTACGTTTTCTAATATCTAAATAATGGTCTTTAAAAAAAGCTTCACCTGTTATATCAGCTACCTCTTTAGCTGTTTTCATTAGGTCAGTAATATCCTTAAATAATTTTTTGTAATCTGCTGTGTAATCAACGTCCCAAGTAATCTGACCCGTTTCAGGGTCAATATTAGTTACAGTAGTTTGTATACCACCTTTTACTTCAGTATCGCCAATTTTAGCCATGAGCGGTTTTTAATTCTTCTACTAATTCTAGATACTGTAATATATTTACAATATTATCAGATGTTACATTTGCAGTCTTATCTAATGTTTCAATTATATTATTTACTTCATTAATTTTAATTTGAACTGCTTTATCTGTAATTTGAGAAGATAACTCATTTAATTGAGTTTTAATTTTATCTACTTCAGTGTTATAAAATTCTCTTAATACAGGTGTTGAATCAACTGAATTAACATACTGTCTTAGTACTTCTTTTTGGCTAGTGTATAAACCATCATACTTACCATTGAATTTTTCCATTAGGATTCTATAGGTAAGCATACGAGTATCTTTATCGTATGATTGGAATTCTCTTAATACTTCGGCTTCAACTTTTTCTCCATTAATATCTGAAGTAGAAAGATGCTCTAGAAGAGTCATTTTATTATTTACAATAATATTAGTATCTACTAAAGCTTCAGTACTTTGTACTTCCGATAACATATAATAAGCAGCATGTACTTTATAATGTGGAAGTTTTGTTTTAAAGAATTCTTCTAAATTATAGCTAGTCTTAATTTCATTAATTAAGTTATATTTTTCTTTTTTAAGAGCTCTACGATTTAATTTTTTAGAAGATTCTAATAACGTTTGAATTAAAACATTAGCCTTACTTTCAGTAAGGGTAGTAGTTTTAGTTAACGCTTCATATAATTTATATTCCTTTCCTAATTCGGATTTAACGAAATATTTTTGAATCAATTTAATAGCGGCAGACTCTACACCATTTAAAGTGTCAGCCGTTACTTGACGAACTAATAATTCGAAAAGGATACCAGTATTTTTATACTTTGAATGTTTAATGTTCATTCCTACTAGGATTTATTATAAATATATAAGGAGATATTACTCTTTAATTCTTGATTCATCTAATAATGATTCTTTGCGTTTATCAGATTTAAACACAATTTCTTTGTCTAAACCTTCAAATAAAGAGCGATTTTTTATAAATTGCTTTTGTGCATTTTCTCTTAAACCTATAGGCTCATTAGCTTTCATTTCTTTTTTACCTAAACGATCTTTACCAAATACATTATCTTGAGTATTAATATTTGATGCTTTTTCTTCAGGGCGACCTAATGGCTTTTTCTCATCATACCCATCAGGTACATTACTTGGATCACTTTCCATTCTACCTTGACCGTATAATGAAGCTAAATCGTGAGGTGTACCATATGAACGTCCTGTTGTTAATGGGTCATTGCCTTCAGTCTCAATTTGAGCTAAACGGAATTGACGTTTTTGATCCTGAGCTATTAAGTCTCTGTATTCTTCATATTGGTCTTCACTAAAGTGGAAAATATGCTCGTAGATCCAATCTGTTGGGACTAACTTGTTTTCCATCATTTGTGATGCTAGATCTACTTTTTCTTTCATTAATGCGATCTTTTCTTGATCGTAGATAATAGAAGGTGTAGTTAAATCTAGGGTAAAATTAGTCATTTGTTCGTCTCTATACCCTTGAGCATACAAGTGAACTAATGCAATTTTATATAATTCTGAAATTAGGATACGTTGGATACGATCAATTGTACGACCGAAACGAATATCCTCAGCTGCTAGTGTTGCTTTACCTGATAGATCAGCATCGTAACCCATAAATGCTTTTGGTACTTTAAGGGCAGCAAATAATTTTTCTCTTAAGTATTCTACATCTTGAATACCATCATATGATAAACCAGGTGTAGTTTCAATTTGAGTTGCTTGATCATTTCCTCTAACTGGTAGATAAAAATCCTCAAGTAAGTTTTGCATGTTATATTTCAAGTTATATTCACCTGTTTGCTCATCCATATATGGAGTACGCTTAAGTGTTGAAATAGTTTTTTGCATGAAGTTTTCTACTTCATTTGGTGGAATAGAACCAACATTAATTTTAAAAATACGTTTTTCAGGAGCTCTTACAATTCTATGGATTAACATAGCATCTTCCATTAACGCATATTGTTTGTAGAGTTTACGACCTGGTTCGATATATGATCTACCATAAGGTAGATAATTCATATCCGAAAGTAAACGGAAGTGAGCAATTTCATAATTATCAAATGTAACCATATTAGCATTTTGCTGGTTTGGAACATTATAATAACCAGAAGAAGAACCACCATAGAACCCATCTGGGTTATAGTTAAATATTACTTTAGATGGATTTTCTGGGTCGAAATTTTCTTGTCTTTCAATGTGGTATGCTGAATAAGGTATTACGTTATAAACACCAAATTTTTCTGAGATCTCTAGTTTAAGGAAGAAATCACCATATTTACACATTTGACGAGTCCAAGACCAAAGATTAAATTCAACATTTAATACATCGTAAAATAAGTTATATAGAATTTTTTGAATATCTTCATCGGAGGATTTAATTTGTAATACCTCACCCATATCATTTTTAAGTGAACATTCATCAGCTACAATATCTAGAGCAGAAGCTACAATAGCATCTGTATCCATTATATCATAATCTGAATAGAGCATAGTTCTCATGTATTGGTAGTTCATATTGAACTGAGAACCATATAATGAGGTTGAAGATGGGTTTTGGTAGACTCCTCTATATCTATCCATTAAAGAGTTTGTAGCAAACTCACCAGAGGTCTGGATATGATCGGTATCAACCGTTTTTAATTGATTACCTCCTACATTACGGATAACAACATCCGAGGAAAATAATCTTTGTAATCTAGTAAATAAGCCTTTATCAGCCATAATATCTGTTATTATTATAAATATTGTCTAAAGCAACCAACTAATATCTTCTTGTTTCCCATTTATTTCTTGGGTATATGGGTTATCAATACTATTAGCATTATAACCACCCTTCCAAGATACTTTATTAGTAGCAATACCATTTAGTGCTGCTTTACTCATGTCTAAATGTTGTTGACTAAATTTAAATGATGTATCTCTCATAAACATACCCATACCAAACGACATAACTAAATCATCATTATAACCTTGTTGGGCTTCAGCACGACCATTTTTCCACATGAATACTTTCATTTCTTCAAGCAAACGTTTTGATTGAATTGTAACTGATTTATCATTAACGTATTCTTGGAGTTTACCTATTATTAAAGGTCTAACTCTTGATGTCATACTAAAACCAGGAACCATTTTACTCGTATCCATATATTTATCAAAATACGAATTTGCTTTTGTAGCATCACTTTTAGATGAGTAATAAAGGTTAGTATATCCTCTATCAATAATAGTTTGGATTGTTGCCCAACCAATTGAAGCATTTTCTACTACTAACATAGCTTCATTGTATTCAGTAGCAATACCAACTAATAAATGTCCATATTCTTTGGTACCTAATTGTCCTTTGTATTCAGCAACTTGGGTATTCGTTTCAATGTCAATAATATGGAACGCAGAATAGTCTTTCCCATCGCCACGAGCAACATCTGCAACCACAATGTAGGTTCTAGAATAGTCTGCTGGCTCCCAAATCCATAAATTTTGGTCAGCACCTCGTTTTTCGAGGGGATCTTTAATATAAGTTTGCTCATAAAATTCTAAGTATTCAGCATAGAACACAGTATCACCAGATGTATTAAAATCACAATCACACTCTTGTGCTGCCATTCTGGGGTCACCTAGTAATTCATCTTGTCTATCTCTCCATGCTTGATCACGTTCTGGGTGGACATACCATGGAAGTTTAATAGGTAAGAAATCGTTTTCTTGATTTTCTGCTCTAACCCATGTTTGATGAAACCAATTACCTGTACCATAAGGGGTAGAAAGTGCTATACATCCACCACCAGTAGCTAGTGTTTGTTGAGCTGAAGCCCATATTTCACCAATGTTATCAATAAAAGCAGCCTCATCAATTAATAGAAGGGAAACTGCTTCTGATCTACCAGCATCACTTGAGGCTGATGTTGCTTTAATTTGTGATCCATTACTTAATCGTAATGTTAATTTGTTATTTTCAGGTGCATCTATTTTAAGCCATGAAGGTAAATTTTCATACATGAATTTAACCTTTGTAACCATGTTTTTAGCTGTATCCTGCTTTGTCGCAATACAAAGTACGTTTTTATCTTTATGGAATAACATTAACCATAAAGAATAACCTGCACCTAAGGTTGAAATACCTAGCTGTCTAGATTTTAATACTACAGAATATGGATTTTCTTGGAATAACTTTAATACTTTATCTTGGAATGGATATAGATTAAATGGAATACGTCCACGTTGAGGATGCTGTATATAACAGTACTTACGCATAAAATGAACTGGGTCAGCAGCACATTTAACATACTCTTGTTGAATGATTTTTCTTAAATTTTGTTCAGCCATTATTTACCTATTTTCCAATATAGGCGGCCTGATACTATAGGGAAGAAATCTTTATCTACTCCTAAACCAAAACCGTATACATTTCTTTTTTTATTAACGTACATTAATTCACCGCTAATATAATTTATTGGCGATTCATTTTGTACGGGGTTTATCATCCCTCCTACCGAAATACCTCCGAAAAATTCCCTTTTGTAGAGGTAAGTAGTATTAGTAATTGTAGTTGTTGGGATGAATATGTTGGATTGAACATCTCTGAATGAAATTAAGTTTCTAGTAATCGTATCGTTTACAATAATAGAACCTAGTGTATCTAACTGAATAGTATCAGTATAGAAATACTTTGCATAATAATCTTTTAGTACCGAAACCGTATCAATTGGTGTAGAGAATGTATCAATATTAACTACTACTTTCTCAATTATTTGAGGAACGTACTCTGTTTGTTCTACTTTAACAGTATCCCATTTAGTTACTACTTCAGTAATAACTTTTGGTTCCACAGGAGGTGTAGAAGAGCAGCCTCGTTGAAAAAACAATAGGGCTGCTAATACTACAACTAGTAGAGTTTGTATATTTTTAAAGTAACCCTTCAAGTTCTTTTTTGATTTTAGTTAGTTCTTTTAAACGAGCTAATAATCTTTCTTTATCTTCACCTTCTGCTTTTTTCCATTTATTAACTACAGCTTTCATCTCTTTAGATGTATCTTGTAGTTTACGAGAAATGGTAGATATCGAATCGTTCTTTTTAATATCTTTAGCTGTTGGTTCAACATCATCATCTTCAGTTAAATCTGTAGATAATTCTTTTGTTTTTTCTAATTCGTCATTATAGGCTTTTAAAGTATCAACATCTTCTTGAGATACTTCTGTAAGCACATCTACAATGGTTTCTTTGATATATTCTGCTAATTCTGAACGTTTCATTATAATATTGTTTTATTATAAATATTATAGAGAGATCACCTCTAGCATTTGTTCAATGCGTTCTTCGGTGCTACCTGATAATGTGTTAAGATTTTTAAAGCGATGTTTATTAGCATCAATAAGATTACTAATAGTAAAATCAATTAAATCTCTATAATCTACATTAGTTTCTCTAATACCATTATCTTCAATCTCTACCCCTACAGGTGAGACATAAAAGATGTAATCGTATTCTCTAATAAAACGTTTAGCATAATTTATAAACTCTTCCTTATCAACATAATTCATAGATTTAGATGCTTTAGCAAATGCCATAACATCAACTACAGTTCTATCTGTGATTACATTTTCGCACATTAGTTCACTAGTACGCTCAGCTAAAAATACTGTTTGACCTTTTAATGTTGAATCAGTATTCAATGGAATACCTTGAGCCATTAATTCTTTAGAACGTTCTGTTCTAAACATGTAGTCCTTAAATTCATCTCGCTCCTTAAGAGCGTTAACGAGTGTAGTTTTACCCACACTCATTGTTCCGCATAATCCTATTTTCATGACCTTCCGTATATATCGTCTAACCTTACTATATCATCTTCACCGAAATAAGTCCCGGTTTGTACTTCTATGAATATACAATCTTCTTCGTGGGGATTCCAGATATTGTGTTTCATTCCTTGAGGAATGTAGATAGCATCACCCGCTTCTTTATCATATTCAAAATCATCAAGTTTTACAACTGCTTTACCTTGCACCAAGACCCAACGTTCAGAGCGCTGGTCATGGTATTGGTATGAGAGTCGTCCACCTGGTTTTACTGTGATTTGTTTTACTTTACAGTAATCTGATTCTAGAAGATTTTCAAATTTACCCCAAGGTCTTTCTTCGGTATAATTCATTAGTTTCTGTAATCAGTTAATAATGCTTTCATTGATTGGTTTTTATACCAAGGTAAACCTTCACGCTCTTGCATAATTTCCATATAACTTTCATAATTATACTGGATACCGTTTAGGTAATAAGATTTGACCATTTCACTATCCGTATCATAAGGTTCAATTGCGGGTCCATCCCATCTATGAAATTTCCAATTTTCTTCACCTACATATCTTGCGAGGTGAATATTTGCTCCTCGAGAATTAATCTCTTTGTACTCGTATAATTTGTTCTTCTTAGCCATAACTTATTTTATTTAATAGTTTTCAAAAAATTCTGGGTATTCTTCTGGGAAATGTGCCTCTAAAATAGAATCTACAACATAAATTCCTTGTGCCCCTGATACTGTAATACCACGAGCTGATAGAGCATCACCTACAAAGTGAACATTATCATAATCGATTAATGATAGATCACTATAATTTACTAATGGTTCAGGTGATAGATACTTGACTTCAGGAATGTAAACACCCCAATCATCTTCTAATGTTGGAAATACTTTTTTCATATCATCAATAAAATCATCAATGTATGTATAGTAACCTTGGAATGCTTCTCTTACTTCATCCATCTCACTGATAGTAACAGCGCTTACGTTCTCACCTTCAGATGTTGTAGATGGAGTACGTGTTGGGCTATAATATAAACCTGTACCATCTTTATTTACTTTAGATACTAAATCTCTAGACCAAGTAAATGGTTCGTCGATACCTTGAACTTCCATCAAGATACCAAAATTGGTCATATCGTTTCTAAATGATTCGTCTTTTTTAGCGTGTCCATTGTACGAATGATCTCCATACGTTTCTTCAACGGCAACATAAGCTGCGTTGTTGTTAGTACAGAAGGAACGTAACGAGACGCCTTCTTCTTCGAATTTTCTGTATAATTTAAAATCATAACTTACATCAATAAGTTTCTGGAAGTGTTTTTGTGGTGCCTCAAATCGCACCCCAATTTGTACTGGTTTAGGTTCAGTAGGTAATTTATAATCTGTAGCCAATTGCTTACCAAAGTCAATTCCTGATTTGCCTACGGCAAACATTAGGCGGTCATAATTAATAGGCCAATTTTTAGGATTGATGAATGATTCCTCTTCTCCTATAAATAATTCTTGAGCATCAAAATCAATTGAAGTTACTTTAGTCTCCCAAATAAACTCAACACCATTATCAACTAAAAAGTCATACCAATTTTTACCAATCTCATGTAGGTAATCGGTACCAACATGCCATACAGGGAACAAACGTAAACCAAAATATGGTTTAATAAAATCTGGTTCCGCAACTGGATTTGAACATTGTACTTCCTCTGGTTTAGGGTGGAAACGTTTAAAATTGTTGATTACTTCATCAAACAATTCCATTGCTTTTTCTTCACCACAATACTTAGACATATGTCCTCCAATTGCTGTATGATAAGTTAATTTACCATCACTCCAACCACCAGCACCTAAGAATCCAGTCATTACCTCTGAATATGGTCTGCGATATGGATCTTTACCCATATCAATGATTGTAATATTTTCTCCTGGGAATCCGTTGTCTACTAGCTTAGTTGCAGCATTAACACCTGCTACACCAGCGCCTACGATTACTAGTTTTTCTGCCATTTACTTTTATTTTTAACCCTTAAATATACGAAAGATATTTGGGGGTTCCAAATTGTGGGGCCACAGCTCCCATAAAAAATTAAATTAGAATCGACTGGCTATGAATCAGTCTGTTGTACTACGATTGGAAATATGGTTGAACCCTTAGGAATTATATAGTTTGGGCTAAGGTCTTTAGTACGTTGTATTTCTATCCTATAAAGAGGGGTGTTTTCAAATATAGTACCATAATACCACATTTCACCTTCTTCATTAGCTTCCCAATAACCTCCTTGTTGTTTGTCTCTATATCGAATATTAGATTCTGATTTTTGGGGATCATTTTCAAAATAAACCCTTTTAATATTAAGATTTGGGAATTTAGTTTTTAAATAATATTCGGATTTATGTAAAAATTCATTATTACAAAATTCAATACCTGATATTACAGTACTGATGCCTTGGTTTAAGGTTTTAAGTAATTCTTTATAATTAACATCTGCTATAAATTCTTTATCTTGACCATCATGAGTCCAAGTCATCCAATCATCGTAGATTTTATAATCTATAAAAGGGTGGGATTTATAATATTCTATTAAAGTACTTTTACCAGAACCCGGAAGACCAATAATGAATATAACCTCTTGCATTTAATCTAAATGTATTTTAAGTATTAAATTACCCGTGCCTTTTATAACACGGTGCCACTCATGGCGTTTTATGAATATACGACTATTTAGTGAGGTAGGCAAATTATCCTCTAACTGGATTGCCCAGTCTGTCTCTCCTAAAATCTCGATTGTTCGGTCTTCATCATCTCGATGCCACATTAACTCTATTGGGTCAATGTCGTCTCCGAATTCACGAATAATGTATTTGTCTGTAATCTCTAAATCGGTGTATGGTTTACCAGAACCCTCCGAAGTTTGATTTGAGTCCGAGTAATTTTGCATAACGTGGTAAGCGGCAAGACCAATATCCTGCTTTTGTTTTATCCTTCTTTTGAGCACAATTATGACGTTTTGCAAACGCGTTACGTGCTTTTTTATCATTGATTTTAGCTCTTAGACCACCTGAACCAAAACGTACTGTTTTAATTTTTTTGGTTTTAGGATCTTTAACATAAACCTTATATGCTTTACCTCCTGAAGAGTCACGCATTGGTTTGTTTAATTTTTTATTGTTTTTCTTTTTCTTAGCTTCATCGATTTCACCTTCTGTTAATTCGATAGGGAAATCTAATGGTACTTTTTGACCATCAACCACACCGAAATGACCCAAATCTGTTTCAGTTAATACCTCAAGATCATTGTCAGTTACCTCTAATATACCTCTACTGTATAAAGCGCGGGCTTCAGCCCATAATTCAAAATATTTTTGCGATCCAGCACGGTACACATGCTCTGTAAGGGGCATGTCGTTATCCATGTGGTATTTTAAACCTTCAGATAAGATTTCTTTTGGAGCTAAACTTTCGTTTAGCATTACTGGTTTTGAACCTCCACAATCATTACATCCGCAATCGCACATATTATTTCATTATTTCGTTATACGATAATTCTACTTTATCTCCTGTTAATTTACCATTTTTATACAGTAAGTTTTCAGGTTGTACTGTAGCTCTTAGACCACCAGTGGCTTTACGTGTTGAATCATGTCTAATATTGAGTACAGGTTCTAAATTAAATGCTTCTACATCACTTAAATCTTCAATAATTTTTGAAACTTCAACTCTAACAGTATCACCTTCTTCACTAAAATCTTTTGGTGAATATGTTCTATAAATAACTACAGCATCATCTGAACCAAATATGATAGATTCTTCATCTTTTGAAGGTAGATCAGTTACAATAACACCTGTAACTTTTTTGCCTGTATCTTCATTATACATAACATTAATACCTTCTTTTTGGTTACCCAATTTATCAGTAAAAGGCCTAAATGTTAATTCGGGAGCAAAGTCACCCCTTTTAATTTTTTCGGATAATTTAGCAACTACATCTTTATATCTAGTATCGGAGCTTTCCCAGAAACCAGCATTGTCTTTTTTAATTGATATAGGATAGTCTTTATCACCTTTTAAAACAACATCTGCTTTTTTACCTCCAGCAACATCATATCCTACACCTACAACATCTTTAATAGCTCTAGTAGCATAGTTTTTATTTGAACCAACAAATACTACATTTTTAGGACCATCTTCTAGATATTTTTTTAATTCGTTCTCTAAGATATCTTCATTTTCTGTACCGGCTGATGCTCTACCTTGGGCTCCTGTAGGTTTTAATAAAAATGTAGCACCTTTATATGTTATACCACCCATTGAGGAACCTTTAGCATTTGGGTCAAATGTAAAATCTTCTAAAGCATCCATTTTTTGAGCATAATCAAAACGTTCTGCTCTAGGAACTAATACTTTATATCTATTACCCGATACTTTAATAAAGTCTTCATCCTTAAATTCAAATTTATCTTTAAGAATTTCAACTCCTTCTTCAGCATCTGTAGCTTCAGATATTAATGTAAAATTTTCACCTAATACTTCACTTAATAACGATTCTAACAAAGCAATATCCTGCTCATTATTCATGTCAGGATATCCCTTATCAAATTTATAAGCGTATTTTTGAAAAAATTTATCTAATACATCCATTATGCTTCTACGTCTGTTTCTGTATCTACTTCTACATCATCTCCACCAGCATCAACTGTTACATCAGTTGAGGTTTCTTCTGGGAAATCACCACCTGAACTGCCTGTATCGAATTCAGCAGCATCTTGGGTTCCTCCTATATCAGGAGCACCATATCTTAAAATACGAGCAATAGCGTTTTCAGCATTCTCTTGCTCGTTTAAGTTAAGTAAGTAATATTTTTTACCTTCAATCTCAGCAACAAATGTTCTAGGAGTATAAACTAAATAGAAATTTTCACCGTTTTTAAGGTTAATACGGAATGTAGTGGGTTTTGGAGCAACCCAATCAATTGATGCTACGAATAAATCAAATTGTGGACCTAATAGAGATACTATTACGTCCTTCAATTCTGGGAATTTAGTTAATTCGTCATATTCGACTGCAGCTTGCTCTATGCTTACTCTATCTCTATAAACGGTTTTAACTAAGACCTTGATTTTATCTCTTAGTTCCTGTTTAGTCATTATCCTTTTTGTTTAGCAGTTGGACCTTTACCACCACCTTTGGCTTTATATGAAGCTACAGCACCAGCAATTGCTTTAGCAGCTTTTTCTGATTTGCCTTGTTTTTTGATTTTGTTTACTAAAGCATCGTAATCTTCGCTTACTTCATCTTTAGCATCCATCTTCTTATCCCAATATCCTTTAGGTAAGCCTTCTTTGACACCTTCTCTTTTTTCTGCAAATGCAAGTAAATCGTATGCTCTACCAATTGCATCTGATAATTCGTTATGAGCTCTATCTTCATTACCCATAGCAGCTAAATCGTATGCTCTACTTAAAGGATCATGCAATTCATCATCGCCTAAAACATTGTAGAAGTAAGCATCGTTGTCTTGTAAGTGCTTTTCAAGTTCAGTATCGTCCATATCTAAGCCCATTTCCATAGTTTGGATAGCGGCTTTAATATCGTTGATTGAACCTAGTGACCAAGTACCTTCTTTAACAGGTTTTTTATCTTTTTTATCTTTAACCCCATAAGCTTTTTTAACAGCATCTCCATAGGCCTTTATAGATTTATCATCAAACTCATCAATTGCCTCTGTGTCTTGAGCTACATCTACCATAACATCGATTTGTGGTTCGTTAACCTCAAAATCTAGGTAATGTTTAGCTGAAACCAGCATGTCTTTAGATTTGATGATTTTGGCTTGCCACCAGTGTGGGAAATCTACTTCACCTTTACCTTCAAACTCATCTACCATTTGATAAAGTTCCATAGCGTATTTTCCAATACGGTATAGGTCAGCTTTTAGCATGTGTGGTTCGTTGTCTTGATGACCTAAATCTAAATCTTCTTTGAAGACATCATTAACATCATCTGCACTTAAATCAGCAAATTTAGTGTTATCTAAAACACCTTCGAAATCTTCAGGATCTAAAAATTCTTCTCCTACTAATTTGAATTCCTTATCTTTAGAGATTTTAGGCATTTTATCCGCTACAGCAGCTGCATCATCGTCAGTGAATTCTTCGCCTCTACCAATCTTATCGCTAGCAGCTTTTTCAGTAGCATCTACTTCGCCTATATTTTTTTCGATAGCAGCTCCACGTTTTTTTTCGTAGTCCGAAAGTTTACCGTCTTTATTTAAGTCGGCTTTCTTTGGGTTTTGAAGAGCATCTTTTACTAACTCTTTGATTTTATCTTGATCCATTCCTTCTGATTTCTTTTTTGCTAAATTAGTAGCGCGACCATACATTACTGCTTCCGCATCCTTACCATATTTCTGAACTAGCGCACGTTTGTTATCCTTCATTTTCATGATGATATCTTCGCGTTTAGCTAATTCAGATTTGGTAAGTTTACGTTCGTTCATGTCTTACTTTTTATCTTCAGCAACTGAGGCTTTACGATATTCAGAAATCAGTTTTTTGATTCCACCTAATGCTTTACGAGCTCTACCATGAGCTGCTTTAGAAGTACCTGCGTGCTCCATTGTAAATGATTCGTATAATGCGTCTAGTTGTTCTTTTAATTCTTGAGTGTTCATAGCTTTTATTATTTATAAATTATTATTTGATTTTATTCCACATTGGGAATACTACTGATTCGTTAAGGTTTTCCTTAACTTCTTCGTCTTTAGCTTCTTCTAAACCCATTTCAGCTTCCATTTCAGTAGTGTTAACGTTTACATCCATGTCATCCATTTCAGATACGTTTCCAGCTACGTGTGAACGAGTAAAGTAAGTAATTGTGTTGCCAATTTGATCCATTAATTTCTCATCACCAAAGGCTTGAGCAGCTTCTTGAGCTTTCATAAGTAAAGCTTGTACTTCTTCTACATCTTCGCTTTCGCCAGGCATTGAAGCTTTAATATCAACGTCTACTTCTGATTCTTCGTCGTCAACTTTAACGTCTACATCTTTTTCGATATCAACATCGATGTCTTCGTTGTCTTCAACTTCAACATCTTCTGCTTCTGATACTTTCATGTCCTTTAACTTGTCTTCGATATCGTCTTTAGCGTCTTCGAATCCGTCTTTGTAGCCTTCTTGTTCAGCATCTGTACGAGCGTCTTCAAGCATAGCTGCTTTGATCATTTCTTTTAATTCTGATTTTTTCATTTTATTTGATTTAATTTCTTTAACTTCTTCTTCTTTAAGATCATAGTCTCTTATAATACCACCTAAGTATAATTTAGCATCATCAGTTGACATTGCTCTAACTAATTCTCCAACTGCATTTTCAGCACCAAGAGAATCAATGATTTTTTCAGCCATATCAAATGCTTCATCATCTAAAGTTTCTTTAATTTGTCCTAAAACTTCTTGCATGTAATCGTCTGTTTCTTTTCTACGTTCCATGTAGTCAGTATCTCCACCCATTTCAGCTTTTGATTGTTCAGCATCTAACATTGTAAGTTCACCTTGATCAGAGATAGTAGCTACTAAACCACCTTTTTCACTGTTTCTAACTTCATATCCACCTTCAATTGGTTTGATTCTAAACGAACCACCCCAACCTCTACCGGTACCATATTTAGCATCGTCTTCTGGGGTTTTTTCTGTTGCTTTAGTATCTAATTCGAATGAATTTCCGTCTATATCACCTACGGTGTAGGCCATGTAAGTTGAAAATCTATCACCTTCAGCATCTTCTTCAGTAAAGGCATCAGCAATATATTGTGCTAAGAACTTTACCTCTTGGCCATTAAGTTCTTCTTTTAATAGCTTACCTTCAGCTAAATATTTTGTTAAATCGAAATTGTTCATTATAATGTTTGTTTATAGCTATATGTGATAAATATGGTTATTTTTTGGACTGATACGTTCCTTTCTTGTAGGACGCTTTTTTCGTGTTTTTTACAAATTGTTTTCCTTTTTTACCTCCCGCTTTTTTCTTGCGAGCTGATGCTGCTCTTTCTTTTTTAGTTAAGGATTGAGCTTTTTTCTTTGGTAGACAACGAGAAGGATTTTTCTTGTTCTTCATAGTACCACAAGGGCCGGTAATATTACCAGCCGTATCTATTCGAACCCAGTTTTCTTTTTTAAACCAGTCGCGTAGTGATTCGTCTATGATTTCCTTTACTCTGTCTCGTGTCATTACCCTTTCATTTGCCCTTTACACACCTTAACAGCGCGGCCTGAGAGGTAAGCAGATGATTTTTCACCAGCTGCCATTCTTTTTTTACGGTATGCTTTACCTTTTGCGCAAAGTTCCTCGTTTAGGTTTTTACCTAATTCAATGGTTTCCATTATTTCTTTAATCATACCACCAATATTAAATTGATTTAGATTAACAGATTTAAAGTTACCATCTCCATCTTGCATTCTTAATACAGCATCATCTGAGGAGACTACTTTATATTCTTCGCCTTTATAATTAACTACTTTACCTTGTAATTTAGCAAATACATCTTTAGCTATTTTTTCACCGTGACCTTTTTTAGGTTTAGATTCTTCAATCTGTTCGCTAGCAATCTTTTTGATCATGTCTTTAACTCGATCCATTGCTGTTTTAGCTGAGTCTTTAGCTTTATCTTGTGTTTTTTCGTCTTTATAGTAGATACCTGTGTTGTATTCTTCTAATTGGCTTCTTAATAATGATTTCCAACTAACCATTATTTCACCTACCCCTTTTATAAATTCAGGATTTTTTAAATCACCTTTAAATTTACTAAATAATGCTCTTAAATCTTCTTTAAATTCAGCTACTGCTCCTGTTGGGTTGAATGGTTCTGAATCTAGATCTTCTGGTTCTCCTCTTCTAAAACCACTATAAGCTCCTTCTAATGTTTTAGGCTTTTTAACCCAACTTTTCCATGTCTCATATTTTGGAGAAAATGGGGTATAATCAAGTGCTAATTGTAATTCTCTAGATTGGTCTTTAAGAGGGTAAATTCGAATAGCTTCCTCTTTATCTTCATCTACATAGAAAGTACCTCCAGGAAGTACGATAATATAAGCACCTTCTGCTCCTAAAAATACTCCTTCGTTTGCGTGGTGTAAAACACCAGGTGCTTTAATGCCTGAACCAAATGATTCTGTGTATTTTATTTCTGCTGGTTCTGTTAGAATAAAATCAGGAGAGCGTCTTGAATTTTCTTTTATCGGTTTAGAAAAGAATTCTTGTATTTGTTTTAAGTCTTCCATTATGCTTTCTTGTAATCAAGTTTATACAACTTACCTTGTTCTCTACGAGCAGCATCTCTAATAGCACTTTTTACTTCATCAGCTGATAGTGAGGCATCTAATTTAACTTCCATTTCAAATGGCTCGTCTGGGCCTCCTTCATCTGTATCAGCAGTTACACCTTCTACTTTATATACTACCATCTCGTAATCAGAGATTTCTTCATTAACAAAATCAAAATCAATACTTTGCATATTACGAATCATTAAATTACGGTGATTTTTAAGGTAATCAGCAGCCCCACCATCGAAACCCTCTAGTTCCTGGATAAACATATCTAAATATAGATCGTATTTACTTTTTTCCTCCTTTAGGTCTTCCTTTTCGCTGAGGTTTGCTTCCTGTAGGTATTGGTTTTTGAACCACAGGTTCGAGTTGAATTGCTTCATCCTTTTTAGGTTTTATTTTCTTTTTAGGTGTTGGTTTAGGTGAGGGGGTAGGAGGTTTTGGTGGGTCAACTTGTGTTTGGATAGTATCCTTAACATAAGTTACACCACGATCTCTTTTTATATTAGTTCCCGGCCTAAATTCCATGATTATAAATATGGAAAAAAATTTACTTCTTTAAAGACTTAAGGTACTCAATAGTTTCTCCAATGCTTTTAGTAGCTAATTCTTTATTAACACCACCTTTCCAATTCTGCACCTCACCTGCTTCAGAAATAAATCCTTGATTTGAATCAGTAAGTGCTTCTTCTAGGTATTGTTCTACACCTTCAATCATTTTATCAAGTGATGAATTATCTAATTCTTTTTTCCATTCATCAAATAAACCTTCTAATTTAAGATCCATTTCAAATTTTGCTTGACAATTAAAACAACGTCTAAAGAATTTATATACAGGGTCATCTAAACGAGCTTTCATTACTTTATCACAGCTTGGACAAAACATAGGCATTAATGCTTCTTTTGCTTTATCTAGCCTGGTGATATTTTGTTTTAAACCATCTTTAATAGTCCATTGACGGCCATCTTCAGTCCAAACATCACCTTCTTCGCGATGAATTTTTTGTTTTGTATAACCAACACCACCAGTAGTACGCTCATCTGCTTTACCAGACATTACATTACGTACACGTTGAACGTCTTTTTTAGAAAACTCTTTTTTTAGAACATTGTCTTGACTCATAAACCTAATTTATCTAATTCTGTGTTAACTTGATTAGCGGATGTATATAAAATACCTATACCACCAGCATCTCTCCACTGTTGGATATTATCTTCCCTATCATCAATTAAAATATGATTAGGAGCAGCATAATTTTTCTTTAAATATGATCTGGATAGGGTTAATTTAGTACTTGGAGTTTTATCTCTTCTCCATAAACGTTTTCCTATCTTAGATAATTCACTACGTGAAGGTGAAGATAATAATTCATGATCAAATTGAGATGCTCTGTTGTAAAGTGCTTCCCCACCAGGCATCCAAGACATACCACGCCAAAAACCTACACCGGCTTTATCTATAGCTTCCCAGAAACCTGTTGATCCATGTTTTGCTTCAAATTCACGAGGCATCATACCTGTTAAATCTTTAAATTGTTGATCAAAATCAACTAACACCCCGTCCATATCGAGGTAAATTTTATAGTCCATAACCTTTTCTTCATTTTCGAATACCGGTAAAGATAATGCCTTTCTTCTGCTTCTCCAAAGATTTAGTATGATTTCTTTATCTTCTTTTGCCTCAAGACCAGGAGCAATATCTAAGTAATTTTGGATAACATCTTTAAATGGTTTTCTAGTTTTTTTAGCTTTTAAATATAAACCTTGAAGCATAGCATCTACTTCTTTTTCAAGCTTATAGTAATCGCTTTGTGGTAGTATCTTAACTTTATTGATTAAATCACGGAGTTGAATATCATCATCCATGTATTTACCTGTTCTTAAATTATCTCCGGTTTGAGTTAAATGCTCAATTTCATGTCTAATAACATCTGAGACATCAGCTGAGATTTTAGACCATGCTTGGGGTAGTACTTTTGGGTTTACTTTAAATAGGGTAGCTATAAATGGGAATTTATCTTCTTCTTCACCACTATTTGAAGTTCCATCTACCTCGTATCCGTCTACTTTTTTATCAAATTCAACCATACCAACGTAATTGAATTCAATTTCTCTACCTTTACCATCTACATCATCTATATCAATATCAACGAATGATTTTTTGGGCATTGGTTTCTTTTTAGAATCCTCAACCCATTTATTGATTGTAGCTTTAGTTAGTTTAGTAGTTAATGAATCGTAAGCACCTTCAGCCATTAATTCACGAGCAAACTGGTTTAAGCCAAATGGATCTTTACCTAAATTCTTATCAAAGCCTTCGCTTACTACAGGAGATAACATTATTACCTCATCTGAGGTGCTCATTTTCCAGTCTCCAGGAAGCTTAGATAAATTTTTGTTAATAAATGCTTGATATAATTTACCACGTTTGGAATCTGGGTTAGCGTATCTACCTTCTGTATCATCTTTAGCGTAGAATTTAACTAAATCTAAAGTAGTAGAATCGATCTCGTTTACTCTGTTTATCAATTGAATGATAATATCTGTAAGAGTAGCTAATATTTTATATTGTTCACCTTTGTTTATAGCATCGTCTCCACCTTCTTCAGTAGTAAAGTCTACACGAAGTGTAGTCATCGCTAATTCATCTTCAGGTTTATCGATTGAAGCATCAACTGTAATTCTATATCTAGTTCTAGATTCAGGAGAGATAACCTCAATAGCAGGTAACATATCGTAATACTCTACTGTATCCTCGTCTTGTTTTCTAATTTTACGCTCGATTTCTCTAGCTATTACATCAATGCGTGAGGGTCTCCATTCTAGCTTTGCAGCTGATGCGTCTCCGATTTCGTTTAAGCTATCAGTCCAATTTCTAAACGTCATTGTACCTTTTAAGTTAGCTTCAGCTTCAATATCGTTTAGGTAATCGTCTTCCTGAGTATTTGTAGTTGCGATACCTTCTAATCTACCTTCCAGATTTTGAATGTGGTGGATCATTTCATGCGCATAACTACGTGCTATATCTTTGGGATGACGCCCTTCAGTATATAGGACAATAACCTTGTTGATTGGATCATAGTACGCCGTCTTTCCGAAGAAATCCCGAGCGTTTTCAGTATCACCATCTACAAATTCGAGTCCAGGTAAAGGTTCAAT